AGGGGGTGCTGGTGGTGACGGTGGCATGGGTCTTATACTGTGGATCTCACCTCCAGGCTCTCTGGTGTCTATTACAACTTCATATTTTGGTTTATTAAATATATACTCTGAAAGTCGTGTGTTATAATCATGTTAGGTCATTATATTTTTTTACGGTTTTCTTTAATTAATCACACATCCCCCTTAAGCCATAGTTATGTTGTAAGCAATCTGGCTGCCAGATGGGTTATGATCCTTATGAGACTCTCAGTTACTGTCACCTGTATTGTATGTGACGACAGCAGAAGATCGACATATCCTTCGGCAGTAATACTCAATAGATAAGGTAGTTGCTCATCGCGATCCAGTCTTAACCACTGACAAGCGATTCCTACCTGTAGCACTCTGGTCCATGACGAATATGACGGTCTTGTTGTGTATTCACCCGCTAAGTCATTTATGGTAGATAGACATACATCAATGGCCTGAGGGAGGTAATAACTCGACGGACCACCTATTGGAGCAAAGAAGATATCGAAAATCCATTCTTTACTATGCATGTGTGAAGGAAGATGCGAATGAATGACATTTGGGTGTATTTCCTCAATGATACCAGGTATGAGAGTACGACTCGGGAGCAGAGTACCTGAAATTAGAACATCATTATGATCGGTGTAATTCCGTAGTCCATACACAACTAGATTATCAAGTACAGACAGCAAGGTACCAACAACAGTCAGAAGTGCCTGTCTCCCTCCTTGCCATCGTAGTAGAACATCTCCTTCCCATCCCATACTAATTAGAGGTTGCAATGCGGATGGACTGTAGCCTATCTCGCCCTGAATATCGATCACCACGAGACATCTTCGAGGGATACTCATTATAAACGTTGTATATACGTTCGTTTTGAACCAGTCTCCAGATGTAGTGAATGACTGTGGTGCTTGTAGATACTTCGATGAATCACCATATAGTCGTACGAGAGGCGGTGTGTAATCCTCGCTCATTGCTTCCTCTCTCGGCAGATCAGATCGGAGATCCAAGCCTAATACTGATGCGGCTCCCCCTGTTATTGCTACTAAAGCTGCCGCTCCATTCCCTGCTCCTACTACGACAATGTGTCTATCTCTGAAGAGAAACTGACACCCCCACCAAGCTGATAATGCAGAGGAGGCATACATGACATTATTGCCCGTATTGTAGAATAGATCTTTACTAATTCTCTCTTCTCTTGTACCCCAGATGGATGATGCCCAGCTAGAGATGGAAACACCATTGAAAGACTGTGTGAGAGTGCCAAGATAAGTTGGTATTACAAGAGGTTGCAGAAGGACATGATTATGTATCGGTGTATGAATGACTGGTACATACCTATGGAAGATATTCAAGGACCGAGCAGCCCTTAATGCCCTAGTAGTTGTGAGAGGGGATACACTGATACGTGGTCTCTTGGCTAACTGACGCAGCTTGGATGAACATACAGGGTATCTGGTCTCCAATCCATCTGCCCATATGAGAAATAGTGTATATAGTCTCGACTGTCTTAGCGGTTCGTCAGAGTGAGCCATTGCAGACATATTTGTACGTAGACTAATAAGGGTACCTTCCACTTCCTCCTCAGGTAGCTCGCCCTCCATTTGTGAGGATAATACAGTGAGATAGGCCATGAGCTCAAGTTCCCTTGATATACATTCAGGGTTATCAGAGACAAACATAATAGAACGGTCACAGTATAGTTCGCTGTGATGATCACATAAGAGCTTGATAGTGTGTCTCGTAACATAGGAGAGCATGCGTGCTTCGTCGATACGTCTACCTTGGTAGGTAGGACCTGGTCCTATACCCATTTGCTGTAGGAGATCATCATTTTGTAGTGAGGGGTGTCTTATATATCTAGATACACTGGAGATTAAGGTTGGACCCTGTTTGAGGCATAATAGATTTGTAACTGCTCTTACTTTCCGTTCATCCCATTTCTGTGCTAGTGTTAGGACAATCCGTTCTGCTAGGACTCTAGAGAATGTTCTCAATACTAATCTAAGACCAAGTGACTTGAACTCAAGAATGTCCAGAATACGCTCTGATCGTCGAATTACTGTTCCCCCTGCTCCTGTCAATTCTGACAGTTGACCCAGCATACGATGACTCATGCTTTTCAAGGCAGCTAGTATGAGTGATAGATCCATTTCCTCACACGTGTCCAAGGGAAAGGTTGGGGTAATAACAGGTCCGCTTATCCTTTTCACGAGTACATCAGGGACATATACCAAGGGGTTGTTGTATAGGGAGACAGGTTGCAACGTCATGTCACCATCAAGAGTCAGAGAGTCATCAGGTAAAACCGTAAGATCCGAAGACTGAACCAATAGTTGAATACGATCATACTCGGACTGCTGTTCAGATTCTAGACGTCTTAAAGCCGCTACTGCCTGCAAGAATACTATTTGCTCCTGAAGCATGAACGCATAGTCAGTGGAGGATGCTGACACCCCTTCTATCCTATCAGTGTTGACTGTGGTGTATCCGCAATTACTCCCCTGACCGAGTACATAGGCAGAATCTTCCCCTTTTTCTGATCGATATCTATGGACATTATTACCTCCATCCTTCTGTATCATGACAGGACTCAATACACTTAGATTGACTGATGTTCTTGTTAGAGCCACAGAGTCTATCAATTGTTGCATTTTCTCGTCCCCTTGAGCAAATGCCTTTATACGCTGCTGATCTTTGACAGCACTAGCTGCAGGATTAGTCGTTACTATAGTGTATCCTCTAGATGATTTAGTCTCTCTTGTTTTACTTCCTTTCATGGGAGGGAAAGGTCCAGCTACATATGACGTGTTTTGATCACATACATATTGCGCCATAAGACTTATTCCCGATAGGTTACTTCGTTCACCGTAGATCATAGGGAAATCAAAAGGCAGGTGGGAGTCAACCCCTTGAGGTCTGAAGCCCATGGATCCCCAAGTTATATCTCTTAAAGTACTAACCCAGGTATGCAATGTAATATCCTCTTTTCTCTGCTTGGAGACAGACCTGGTAGTATAACGTGTGATTAGACTGGTGAGCTGTCTTCTAGCCTGGCTAATGACTACTCTGACCAAATCTGTATCAGCATACTTCTTCCCTAAAGCCTGGAGAGACCTTGTAGCAGTAAAAGTGCGTGAGAGTGTTTCAGCTCGACCAGCAATAGAAGATGCTCTTAGATCGTGTAAAATGTCTACAGCAAGTGGTTGGACTCGAGAAAGATGCTCACATAGTTGTGCATCCCAATTCTCAATCTCTTTAGACATGACATCTCTTATATGCGGATTGTTAGAGCAGACTCTCATCACATTTCTTGATTCCTCAGCAACCGAGTCACTAGGCGACATGGGTTTACTGACAGGCAGCCCCTTAGGATCTTTAATTAGAGCTTGTATAGTCAGTTTTAGGTTATAACCACGTGCATTATAGGATTCCTGGTAAATACGTTCCGCAAGTGGTAGAGTCGACCGAAGCAAGAAGATTGTAACAAGGTTCTTGCTTAAGGGATCGGACCCTCCCTTGTATAGGAAGTCAGCCATACTCAATGTAGCTATACCTCCTAGCTCGCTTGGTAGTAATAGGACATATCTTAAGAAATTTGGGTTCCTAAGACATCTCTTTTGATCTAGAGATAAAGCATCGATATAACATCTGTCATATTGACTGAGACGTGCTAGATATATTGCACCATGAGCCAGTGCTAAGAAGAAACCTGCAGGAGAGTTCTTAGTTCTATCCGCAGCGGCCGTACAACCTGAGTAGATAGCACTTAACTGTGATGCTATACCGGGGAAATCGTCGGCAGTAGATGGGAATATTCTGCTATAAAACTTGAGGGACGTAAAAAACTCAACCCCTTCTTTGTACACATCTTTAGAGTACGTCAGGACCTTTGTGGATGCTACACACTCTTCCGGCTTGAGTAATTGATTGACCGACAATGTAGTGGCCTCGGCCCTCTCCAATATGAGAGCCTTCCACGACAATAAATGTTCTTGAGGAGTAGTATTTGGTCCTGCAGGAGGCAGGGTTACTACCGCTGTGACATTATCTCCCTGTATAGTCCAGGTGTATGCAATCGGCAGATCTGCTAGCCCTTTATCCATCATTGCAACAGTTGCTATAGACCATAATTTCTGTAGAATACCTTCAAATCCCCCCAGGTGTTTACCCCATTCTAGAATGGAATCTACAGGGAAAGGGTCTTCGGCATCAGGCGGTCGCAATCCGGGCACACGTACACTTATGATACACTCTTCGAAGAAAGAATGACCTGTTGTGAATACATTCTTCATTCCAAATAGATCGTTAAGATCCTTTCCTATCATATGAATACATAGCTTTCTCCATAGTAAGTTCCATCTCGAAAGATCAAATTCCAGAAGTAATGTCAATCTATCATCAACTTCAGGGGCCTTAGTTAGATTTAGGAATCGCTCCTGTACATCATGATGACTATCGGTCATTGTTAACTGAGGGATATAAGGGAGAATTGTAGTCGCTAGATTAGCTTCATGCATAGCGAAGAAATGTCTCATCTCAAGAACAAACATGGCAAACATTCTAGGGTCTAGTTTGAACTCTCTCTCCTTAGGAGTGATAGAGACAATAAGCCAGTCCAAAGGTATCCTTCCCTCCTCTATAGCCTCCACAATTTTATGTGGGTCGATTTCCGGACGAGTCATCATTTCAATGACTAGTCTAGCACTAGTACTAGTCTTTTCTCCTGTGTCCCGATCCCAGAAGAGATGTCGCTCAGTTCTCTTAAACGAGATAGCCTTGTCATCCAGGAGACTCAGATAATCATCATAGTAATCAAAATCGAAGTGCTGTGAAAGTACTACACTGTCTAGATCGCTCAAGGGATAAGAAGTCCTATGAATGTTTAGCTGGTTGAGTCTCCATAGTCTATATAGCTCGGTACCCACCTGTGGTTTGGAAGTGAACTCAGGATATCTTCCATGCTTATGCACATATGATTCGATAAAAATACGCATCCAACTATTTCTAAGAGACTTCGCATCGGTGTACAAAGTTTCATCTGGTTGTTTAGCCTCCTTTGCAGCAGATATACCACCACGCTCTGGATCTATCATTGGATGACCTGTGCATTTCTGTAATCCGAAGACCTCTACAAGTTTAAAGAACTCAGGGTATTCAACGAGGATATCAGCAAATTCCCATGCGAGAATAGGTTTATCTGATACACTACCTGCATGAATGTCATTCCTTCTTTTGATTTCTTTCCTTTCCTTTTCTGAGACCTTATGTATCATGTCTTTGAAGCTGCCAGTTTCTTCCGGCAAGGCACAGTTCGCTACCACTGATAGATATGTCTTTGTGAGAGACTCGATCGATTTTGCAATCTCATAACCTTCATTGCCGTACATTGTAATACTTTTTTCCATCCATGCCCATGCTCTTCTAATTAATCCTCTGAAAGGTGTTGAAGTATATAATACATCGTGTGCTATCTGAACGTTAAGCCGAGCGTATAAAGCATCCTTGATCATAAGTAGTTGCTCATGAGTCATCAACAGAGGACCTACAAAGCCAGGCATTCTCTGGAAATACCATAACGTTCCATCTGTTAGTGCATTTATGCCCCATGCGGTAATCTCCTGTACTGGCTTACCCTTCTTTCCTCCTTGAGATCTCTCTCCATGATATTTCGTGATAAATTGTTCAAAGAACCGCATCTGTGAATACTCTCTGAGATAAGGAAGGATGAAGCCAATATTATCAGGTAGACCCATACATTGATCTAATCCAGCTAACTTAGCATATGCTGTGTTCGCTGCCTTCGCCACGGGGTCAGCTGCAGCACAAGCTAACTCTAGCTCTCTCTTACAGTGCTCAGTGGGAGCACAGGGCGAATCCAACAAGGTACTGTACTGTTGAGGTACAAGCAATTGAGGTGTATGAGGATTCATTTGCATAAGGGACTGGTACTCAGACATCTTTCTGTGGAAGACTGTCTCGGCACTCCTATCCCATAGAGAGGAATCAACTGATAAATAATGTTGTCTAGTTTTGGCAAATCGATCGTAAGGAGTAGTCAATATAGGACTATCTAGATAGACTGTAGGAAAGAATCTAGTAGATCCCCCCTGGTTGTCATTCTGAAAGTCCATACTTGAAAACATTGTTCGTCTGTAGTATCGAGTGGTATGACAGTAGAAGATTGTGTCAGTATCTGTATATTTCTGTTTCTTGGTTCGGTTTTGTTCTAATACTCTGTAGTAAATACTAGTCCTGTATTGTATGGGAGAGAGTACTTAAGACACTATCACACCGAATATGCGTCCTCTCCAGGGAAATATCTACTCTTTTTGGAAATAGTTACTGATCAGATATGATAACAGACAGCTCCTTGAATGTATCCGCTGAACATACCAATGTACAACCTCTTGGGATTGTAGCTACTCTCAGATTTGTATCTCCCTCAAGTCTTACTACGATAGCAAATTCCTCCCCTTGTCCTAATATGCATGCAGTTATGTTGCTGGGACATGGATCTATGTAGATAACTGCAGCACAGTCTTCAGATTCCCAAAACTCTGTAATCCTTCCCAAGATAGCTGTCCTTGTCGGTACATCTATTTCTCGTATAGCCACGCGACACACCGGTTGCCCATTGTACTCGTTGTCGAGTATAAGGTATATCTGCACCGTGAGTATTGAAGACATCTTTTACCGGAGCTAGTAAAGAGGATTGGTATATAAGACTCTTTTTATCTCTCTATCCTTTAACTACTGTTAATCTTTTGTGGTTCTGGTTTTATTAAATATAACGAACAGCCAGACAGTTAAGAAATACTGATACAGGGCAGCATACTACACCACAAACATGACTTGGAGAAAAAAAGATACTTTCACATTATACTGATACAGCCCAGGAGACAAGATCCTAGTTATTGAGTTATCTGATAGTTGCACGATTTAGTCAGGTGTCTCACCCTTGGATATCGTATTGAGTTTAGTATGGGCTTTCTCAACGGTGGTAACCACAGACACATAGTCAGTGACAAGTTGCTTAATACGATCATCTGGTCCGTTCTCCTGGACTTCCTCTTTATCATTCTCTACCTGTCTCTGGAAGCTAACAGCCGAGGAAGTCAGAGTACCTATAGCAGCGAGAGCACCTGCTTGCTGTTTTCCTATCAAAGTGTATCCCTCGAGGCACCCCTCTAATGAACCCATTGCTGCCTGTAGTATTTCTGCAGTATACCTATTCCTCTCTGCAGATGTCACCGCACTACCTTGGACGAATCTTGGGAGATCTACAGGCCTTCCTAGTGCTTTCTCTACCGCACTGACTCTATCCGCCAACTTCTGCGCAAGGATAAATAGTCCTTTGCTATCATCAATATACGATCCAGCTACCATCGTTGATAACTGCAGAGTGTCTGCAATAGCATCCAATGAATTGACTACACGTCGCCCTGACGATGCAGCAGCAGAGTCAGTCACACGTCTGGCATACTCGGACGCACTATACACTGGTGCCGCAGTAATCCTCTTATGTTTTTCTGCATAAGACTGTGAGTTACTATTAGACATGTCAGACGTTTCTCTAGACAAGTCGGATACGATCTGAAGATCGGATATAGTAAGGTTTAAAGTACTCTGTAGAGAATCACAGTGAATCTTGTGTGTTTCGGTTTTATAAAAGTGACAGCTGATTACATTCTGTATGCTGTGAAAACTATAAGGCCTTCCATGTACAGACAAGCCAGCCATATAAGATTACATTTGGGGCGATACCGAGCATCATATTGTTTAGGTCAAAGGTGAGGAAAACTCCAATTCGCTTGAGAATATACTACTCTGACTATCCTCTGTTGACAAAAAAGTCAGAGACAGATGTAGCTGTACTGATTGTTTTGTTTCTGACAATCAGTTGCGTGTCCTCGTCAGGAGTGAGAGAAGAGCTCTCCTCTACATGACGCATGGTCTTCTTTCCTTTTCTTACTGTGGGGGGACGTGTGTAGATATCTTTCTCCCCGAATATCATCTCATGTGAAGCTTGTTCTCTTGCCTTAAGAGCAGCCGGTCTAGTTGGCAAAGAAAATGTCTCAACTCCTGCATCAGCTAAACCAAGCAGATCAGCGGCAAGTGGTCCACTTTGCAGAGTGTCGAGAAGATTAGTGATATTGTGAGCACTATAATTAGTGCGATTATCCTTTTCGAGAAGGGTTAACCCATCCGACGCTTCATCGAGATGGTCACTCATCTTATTGATTGTTTCATGCTCCATTAGACCTGTCTGTAAGCAAATACCTATAGCAGCAAGGGCAGTAAGGATAGCATCCTGTTGCTCTCTACCGCTCGTGCTCTGAATCCTACCTTGTTCGTACTTAGTCTTCCCATCGGTGATAGTACTAAGGTAACTGTAGATCAAAGGGTCGAGGAGTGCAAGTACAGTGCTGACCTCGTCTCTGGCACTCTCTGCTCTCTCGTACAATACTTTAGCGGAGGCCATTTCTCTTTCCAGTGCTAAGGCGGTTTCAGCAAAGGCAGCAGACTTAAGCTTATAACCTCCTGGCTTGACAAGAGCCTCAAGTATATTGTTCTTGAGAGTCAAAGAGGATAGTGAAGACATAGTATTGGTAATACTAATATACTTCTAATACTTATATTTCTTGCGAGTTGAGAAAATGAATCAGTGAGGTTCGGCTTTAGTTAAATATACCCGTTGCAATTCCAACTATAAAAGAAATGCACATGGTGCGCTCTATGTTAGGATATATATCTTTTTTGAGTACGTTATAGTAGATAGGGAAGATAGTTTTTCATCCCCCTTGATCTGTATATGTGATTCCATAACTGTATGAGTTAGTTTTTCTTGCACATATCTTGTATAGCATATATCACAGATATCTTCCGACTGGAAGGATATGTCATGCGTTTGAGGACAAATATGACTATAATCTCCTAGAGGTATCTCCTGAACTACAATAATCTCATCATTCTGTACTGTAGTAGTAGACTCCATTGGATTGAGGAGTTGATAGATAGGAACAATGCCACGTATATTGAGAACCTTAGACAGGTCTATATTGTTTCGGTTTTGATATAATATAAAACATATGGCGATACGTATCAGAGAAGAGAAGGCATAAAGACACAGTTCACACATAATATTCTTGTGGTATCACATTCATGTGAACCAGTGAGGATATATCCTGGTACTGAGTAGTCAAGAAGGATATCTTAGTGAGAAGACATGCAAGGATATGCAGAAGAGAACGGCATGATCGAGAAAATATAGACAGAATGACATAGGGTGATGACACCATATCATATACGACAGTGACAAGATAGAGATAGAGTAAACCAGGCATACGTCTTACAGAATATAACGCACGCAAATACCAAAGGAGAGCTATATCAGATAGATCTCTGATCAGAGAATCAATCAAACCAACCTTCTTGATCTGGATCCAGCTGTTCCTCTTCCTCATCTTTCCCTTCCAAGAGCTTCCTCTCTTGCCTCTCATTAAGAGCTCGTATCTCCTTAAACATATCGATGAGAACATCTCCATCGTCGTGCTCGAAACTTCGAAGACTCTCGTAGTCGTCTGCCATTATAGCAGTTGCAACGTTGATCAAATGAGTCATATCAGGCCTATGGAAGATATTAGTTCTATCACCTCTATCCAGCTTAAAGTAAGGTCGCATCTCCTCAGAAATGGTGCCGAGATGGATGCAAGAGGCAGTGAAATGAGCTATCCCACCCTTGAGACCAGCCATAGTGTAGGCATATTCGTACGTGTTGAGGAAATTGGCAATGATAGGGTAAGAAGACATTCCTGTGTACCTCAATAGCCTAAACGGTATCGCTGCTGCGCCTGCCGCTATTGTCTCTGTTTCAGCAAAGAGTGAGATCATACCCTGAATAATATATCGTCGAGCTGCAGCATCATTTCCGAAGGCCCTGAAGATAATAGGATAAAGACTTTGTCTTGGTCTGGCTGGACCAGCAAGAGCCCCTGTGAGAGGATTTGGATCTGATTTGTCCATTTTCATATACCGGTCAATAATGTTCTGGAAACGTTTATGATCAAACGATTCGACATTCTTGGGAGTGAGTCTCTTTCCGACACCGTATACAAGTAGACCAAGGACACCAGCTAACTCCAAGATGATACTTTTCCCGAATAAAGCAATAACAGACGCTCGCGGGTAATACAGAGGATAAGGAAGACCGAGAGAATCACATATTTGGGCCATATATGTGAACATAGTATCCAAAGCTGGAAATTGACCTTCACTCACATATGATGCCTCGTCTCTCTCTGCCTCTGTGCCTTTGCTATCTGCATCATATAGGTACTCTTTGTAACGGTGAGCAAATTGTCCTGCGGAATTCACAGCAGCTGCTACTAGAACCATAGTATCACCAGTGATGGTCTTGGTCTTGTAAGTTGGAGGTAACACGACACCATATCCAAATAGGTTGATATACATAGATAACACCAAGCAGATAGCTTCCTTATCTGTACAGTCGGGGGATACAGAAGCGGAGAGCATAATCAAGAAGATACCGTAGAGAGTGATACTCCGACGTTGCTCAATGGTTTTCTCTTTAGTGTTAATGTAAGGAAGAACAGGAACAATCTGTGTCCCTTCGAGGGTAGAGCGAGCCACTCCTTTCGATATAAACTGCGACATAGAAGACGCTGTAACTCTGGCCAGAGCATCTTGTGTCCTTTTCTGGAGAGACATCGTGCTGAAGAGGATAGAAATGCAATAAATCGTTATAATCACGTGAGTATTTATTTCTGAAGAATCTCTTTAGTGAGGTTCGGTTTTGTTTAAAACTGGGCATGCATATAGAAAATACCCGACTGCGAGGAGGAAACTCTGATCTGAATAGAATACACAAGGACAAGGATAGATCATAGTAGTACAAGAGCTAGGGGCGATAAAGAAAGAAGACAGCACCGACTGGGACGGAACGGAAATGAAGGTGACGAATGATGCATTTATTCCATCTGGAAGGTGAAACCACTATCCTCATCAGGAGCAGAGTAATCTGCATACAAACCCTCCTCATCCTCGGCATATTCCTCCTCATCATCGGCACATTCTTCTTCATTCTCTTCAGCCGTCACCTGATCATCCCACGACCCTTGCAGATCAATTAGATCCTTCTCTTTTCCCTTATCACTCTTGCTTTGAACAGACGTGGGACCAAACCTCTCTACATTGCCCCTGATACTTTTCCTCACCTGATCGAGTAGTGCGACAGGCTTCTTCTGTTCGATAACTGTAGGGCGCTGTGCAGAGGAGGCGGCAGGTGCTGAGGTCGTACCAATAGATGGTCTGGGAGGACGGATAGCAGGTACAGCCTTAGACGGAGTTTTAGCAGACTGAATCTCACCCTTAGTCATGAGAATTCCCCCCTTGAGCTTTTGAGCAGACTGCAGTGGCTTCTGATCAGCAACACTACCTCCAGTAGCCTCGACATCCCCGGATATCCTCAGAGCCTTGGAGGGGACACCAGCTCCCTTCAATGTTACTTCTTCTTTCCCAGTGACTTTCTTCCCGGTCTCTAGAGTCATGGTGGCGAGCTCTCCTGCTGTCATAGTCGGGTATGTAGCTCTGCTCTCCCCTGTCCCTCTCTGGTACATGAGAGCTACTAAGTTCTTCAGATCCACAAAATCAGCAGCCAGAGTAGTCAGAGAGCGTCTCATGTTGGCCATATCTCTAGTATTTCTGGTACTCATACTATCCATACGTACAGACATTGTCTTGATAGACTCTGCATTACTCTTGCAGATCTGACCCAGGCTTGCCAGTTCACCACTCATGTCGCGAATCTGGGTTTGAGAGGCACTGACAGTGCTCAGTTCCTCTACCATCGACCGCTGTCTCTGCTGAGAAGGATCTCCTCCTCTTCCCCTTGTAGAGTATCCGCGGGAAGATCTACCTCCTCGGCTTCCTCTATATCCTTGAGCCGTCCCCCTCGTAGGAGCTGTTCCTCCAGCAGGAACGGAAGAGCTATCGAAACCAGCTGCTGTCTGTTGAGCCTCTGGTGCCGTAGCCAGTCCCATTTTAATGAGTAGCTTCAAAGTCTCTCCCTGTGAAAAAGTATCATCGAGAAAGGCCTCGGGTAGAGCATCATGATCCTGACTCTCCTCGATGTCTTGAGAACGGATCTGTTTTTGAGACATATTTGCGAATTACTATGTAATATAGTCAGAGATGTCAGTTGAATAATCGGTAATTGATTCAAGATTATAGCGTATTAACTGGACCACACACCCT